TGCCATTTTTAATTTTCTTTAAATTGTTATTTTTTATTTTTAATTTTGAACTTAAAAGAAGCGGAATCATCACCTAGTACTCTTACTTTCATACCCCCAGTCTGGCCTTCTCCATGAGAGGGTCTAGCCGTCGTGTTAATATTCTTAGCTTTGGCCACACTGTCTTTCAGTGCGTCTGCCTTGCCTTGTTCGTAGAAGTGGTTAGCGACTGCATCTGGATTCATAGCCGTGTACAAACCTTTGTGATAACCCTTAGCGTCGTTCATTGTGTTATCTTCATTCAAAAACTTTTTGAAAAAGTTGTTAATGTCGCTTTGGGTTTCCTTCGTTTGGCCTGCATCCTTAACGTTAAATCTGAATTTTTTCTCTCCGACATTATATTCAAAACCTTTGAACTTGTCATTGAAAACCTGCTCGGTTTTCTTATTAAATACAGATCGCTCACGTTTAGTAGCTTTCTCCGTTTGCGCCGATTCTTTATTGTATCGGTCGAAGAAATTTATAGCCTTCTGCTGCTCTTTAGTGAGCTTGCTTCCAGCTTTAATCTCTTCATAATATTTAGACTTTTGCCCGTCTAAGTAGGTCTTGGCCTCGGCAACTTGCTCTTTGAGGGCCAATTTTTTACGTTTAATATCTCTTTCATCATCTATATCCTCGTCAAATGAGAAGTTGTCTTCCATAAGGAAGCTGATCTCCTCCGAGTCTAGATGAGGTTTAGTTCTTTTGTAGTATTCAAGTAGAGCCTCCTGATTGTCTAAGTCTTTAACATCCCTGTTGAGGTTAACATAGTCTTGAAGATCTCCACCAGTCTCATTCATGAAGTCCATTAACTTCTGGACATTCTCTGGTATATCCCCACCGGACTCAAAGGCTTCTACCACCTCTTCTTCTGTTACAACCTCTTCGTTTGTTATTTCCTCAAGTGTGGGCGTTTCGTTATCAACGTCCTCTTCTTGTGCAACTTCTTCGATTGCTTCTTCGACATTGGTTTCAACTTCATCAGTTTGCTCTGTTTCTACAGGTGTACTTAAATCTACTTTGATAACATCATCGTTATCTTTACTTTCAAACTTACTTAAATCTACTTCCGGTTTTTGCTCCTCAGCAACCTCCTCTACAAGGGGTGTTTCTTGAGTGACCTCTTCGACCACTTCTTTGTTTTCTACTTCTTCCATAATATATTATATAATTAATTAATTTCCAATTTGTGGGTTGAATTTATCTAAACCCATTCCGCCTCCTAGTATATCATTACCTGAAGACTCAAATCTTTTAGCGTTTGCTTTAACTTTTTCTCGTCTATCTTTACCCTGTTCCTTCATGCCTTCTATATTCTCAGTCGATTGACGCTCTTGATCACGTAGACTTTGATTAAGGTCAAACTCAAATTGCATTAACTCTTTCTTCAATCTAACCTCTTCTTTTAAGTGATGAAGTTTAGTTTCAGCTTTAACTGATTCTAGCTGTATATCTGATTGAGATTTTATTTGGTGCTTCTGGATCTCAGCTTGAGCAGCGGCTTGTTGAGTTTTCGTATTCGCTTCCGCTTGGGCTTGCATGTTTTCTTGCTGGATTTTTTGATCACGCTTTTGCTTTCTTTTACGTTTTATCTTCAACAACTGATTAGCTAACTTTAAGTTCCTTACCTCTCTAATATCTATGGCATCATCCAAGTCTATAAGCGCTTGAGCTAAAGCTGTCTGGATATTATTCTCTAGCATTTGCTTCTCTTCTTCATCGGGTTCAAGTTCTAAGAAGATACCGAAGTCATATAGATGTAGTTCAGACATCTCTTTTAGCGTAGCTACATTATGAGCTCCTATAGACTGAACGAAAGCATCCGCGGTAGGAGAATACTCTAGTATATCAGATATCCTCAAAGATAAAGCCTCAGCTACTTCAGCCGTTAAGAACATAGATCCAAGTAGCACGTGCCTTGTAGCTACGTTTGAATTAGCCGCCGCTAATTTCTGCACTCCAACTAAAGACTTAGGATCAGGCGTGCTTGCGTCCCTCGCTTCGTTTAAACCAGTGACATCACGAATCATTTGGAGATAGTAGTTGTATGTGTTTATTAAACTACCAATTTTATTTTGCCCAGCACCGTTAGATATTTGCTGTATAGGTATTTTACCTGGGTTCTGATCACCATCACTGGTAAACGATCTACCTATAACACTACCAGTTTGGAAGAACATGTTAAGCGCTTCTTGTGGGTTATAATTCGTGCCATTACCTAAATCTACTTCAGCGAGACCATCAGCGTCAAGGTATACTCCGTCAGGAACCATGCGTGACATAATCTGCTGCAGCTTAAGATGAGTTAACTGTATCGTGTCAGCAAATCCAGTAATCCTACTTACGATAGATTCAATCCTACCCTCGTACATTCTAGGCGCAACTAAGGAGTAATTCATTTTAACTTTGTTGAAGTTACTCTTAGACCGCATCATATTTTCAGCCTTCTGCCATTTAAGTAGTTTATCAGTACCTAAAATCATAGCACCCTCAAACACACACTCCACAGACCTTTGTATCTTGGAGTAACCACCTTCTTTATTCATGGGAGGATTAAAGGCGTCAGATTTCTCTATAACCTTATCTCCACCGCTCCCAGTTTCTTTAAGCTTATAAACATCGTTAGTGTATGTTTTAAAATTAAAATACAAAACTTGAACCTTATTTTGATCCATCTCATCCGTGCGTCTTGTAGTACGCTTGCTAGAGTTAGAGTGAACCTCTTTTAGATCAGACTCTGTTAAGTGCTCAAATTCTCGAGCTAACTCGTTTATAGGTATAGTCTTTATTTCTCCTATGTAGTACAGGTCTTCAAAGTATGGAGAATCTGTATGTGAATATACAATATTTGCAGGGTCTACATATTCCACGGTAGCTCCCTCGCTCCAGTTAAAACCAGTCTTCACACACCCAATACCTAATACAGTTAAATCGTATATCAACCTACGTCTAATAAGATCGTAGTTGTTACCGTCTAGCAGAACGTTTATAGCTTGCTCTTCCGCGATCTCAACAGCTTGCTTATAGGTTAGTTGCATGTGCAGATCTAGCTCCTCTTTAGTTTCCGGTAACTTCTTGGGGTCTGTTTCGTATAAATCAACGCTAAATAGCTTAGCCGCCTGGTCATTGAAAGCTTTAGACTCCATGTCTCTAATTACAGACTCCATGTAGTCGGTTCTCTTGCTTACTCCATATTGGTCTTGAGAGTATGCTTTTATATTGAACATCCTTTCAGACATACCATTAACCACAATATCTACAAACTTAGGTATAATAGGCACGGGTTTCCAGTCTAAATTAAGATAAGACAAATCACCATTAATAGATAGTTCATCCTTATATTTCTGTATAGATTGCTCTCCTCTAGCGTATAATCTAAGATTATGGAAGTTACGCTGGGTGGCGCTGTACCTGTTACTATAAGAATCTTTAAACCACTCTTGCTCGATAGCTCTAGCTACTTTGAGTCCGTATTCGGAACTCATTTTCTCTAGGTCAGGAACCGCTTGAGAAGGGAAATTTACATACAATGACTCAGCCATGCTATTTTATTATCTGGGAATTAAACCCTTTATTATCGTATTTCACTATATTCAAATCTAAGGGTTGTCTCTCTACTTTAGCATTAGGAGCATATAAATGTCTGTTACAAGCCATAATAGCTAAACCAGAACTTATAGACGCATCATGCTTTGTTCTTTTATTTATATCAAACCTAGCCCAGTCATTCAGTAGTTCATTAAAATAAACAGTACCGTAGTTGCCTTCGCCCAGATGTCCTACATGTTCTTGTATATACATCTCTATAGCTGAGGCGTGAGCTTGTTTAATATCCTCACTTGAGTTCGGTATACCACCCACTTCTTTTTCAGCGACTGATAACTTCTTCCAAGTTTTATCTGGTCTGTTCATGCTGTATCCTCTATAACCTCTTCGGCGTAGATAGTACAGTAATCTAGGTTTATTGTTCTCTGCTAATATAGGCATTCCGTAAAACACTAATGCCATAAGCATGTCCTCAAAGAATATCTCTGCGGTTTGTGGTCTTGCTATATACTCTAGAAAAAACGTACTCGAAGGAGCGTCTTCCATAGAGAATTTTGTTAATCCATGAAGTGATCCTTTTGATCCCTTACCATCAACAGTACCGCTAATATCATAACTATCACAGCCAAACGCGCCAATATGATCATTCCCTGGGTACTTAATACCATTCTTTATTATTTGTTTATTCTGTAGATGAACCGGAGGAACCCAACTCACTTTAAATCTTCCACCTGGATCTGGGTGAAAAATCACCTGTGAATCCTTAACACCATTAACCCAGCCAAAACTACCTGTTGTAGTGTGAGCAGCGTGTCTACTACCTTCGTTGTAGTCTATCTGCTCATATATCTTCATCAGGTTAAAAAGACTGCTTTTGCTCTCATCTCTGAAAGCATGCTCCGTAGTTCTTGGAAACTGTCGGTAGAATTCGTTTAAAGCATCTTGGTCTTCTTTAAGACCATCAACCTCGTTCTCCCAACTGTCTACAACTCCAATATCTATTAATTCACCGTCTGGTCCCAGTCGTTCTCCATCACGTGGACTATCAAAGACTGGAAATCCGAATCCATCAATAAATCCTTCATAGTTCCATTCCATTGGGATAAAGAGAGAATAAAGCCCAGACTTTGTTTGTCCATTACGGTTTCGCTTAGAAACATCTGAGTCAT